AATTAAAATGAGTGAACCAAACAAAATCAAAGAAGACCAATTAAAAAAGATTCAAGACTTTCAAAAAGAGTTAAATCAACTTTTAAATGAAACAGGTATCTTAGAAGTCCAAAAAACCGCAGTATTAGCGAAATTTCATGAGGTTAATAAATCTACTGAAGAGTTTAAAAAAGAACTTGAGGAAGAATATGGATCAGTAAATATTAATTTAGCTGATGGTACATATGAGCCAATTGAAAAAGACGAAGATAAAAAAGAAGAATAATGTCTTCAGTTATCAGAAAAATCAGCATTGGTTCTGATTATAAAACCGATGCTATGCATTATTCTGTTGGTCAGTCAGTATATGGTGGTCACATTATATCACACATAATAGCTGAGCAAAAAGACAATTCTTATAATATTTTTATCAAAAAAAACGATGAGGTATTGCCGTGGAAGAAATTTAATTCTAACATGGCAATATCCGTTGAGTACGATTTAGAGTATTAATGAACAGTTTATTTGATTTTATCGTTGAACCTTACGGTCAGCGATATAATAATACAATTAAAGTAGGTGACACAAGCCTTATAATTAATACTAAGCTAGATAATTATAAATCTGTAAATAACATAGCTAAAGTTATTTCAGTACCTTTAGCATATAAAACAAATGTAAAACCCGGTGATTTAGTAATGATTCATCATAATGTTTTTAGAAGATTTTATGATATTAGAGGTAATGAAAAAAACAGTAAGTCTTATTTTAAAGATAATTTATATTTTGTCCAACTAGATCAAATATATTTATATAAAAGAAGTAATAAATGGAAGTCTTTTGGTGATAGATGCTTTATAGCACCACTAAAAAATAATGATGAAATAAACACTTCTTTAGAGCAAAGCCTTATTGGTGTATTAAAATATGGTAATAGTGCGTTAGAAGCGCTAGAAATAAACGAGGGAGACGTTGTGGGTTATACTCCATTTGGAGAATATGACTTTATAGTAGATAACAAGCGTCTTTACTGTATGAAATCTAATGATATTGTAATTAAGTATGAACGTCAAGGAAACGAAAAAGAATATAATCCAAGCTGGGCAAAAAGCAGTTGAGGAGTTAATTAAGGTTGCAAAAGAACCTATTGTAGATTCCGAAGATGATATATCGGCAGATAGATTAAAAAACGCCGCTGCTACTAAAAAGCTAGCTATATTTGATGCTTTTGAAATTTTAACACGTATTCAAGAAGAAGAAAATATATTAGATAATAAACCTACAGAAAAAAAAGAAAATACTTTTAGTGGGTTTGCAGAAAGAAGATCTAAGTAATGTATAAACAAACATTATATAAAATAGTTGAACCTATTAAACCTCAAGTAATTAAAAGGTTAAACAGGTATAAAAAATGGGAATATGGATACAATAAAGAATATGATATTATCGTTATATCAAAAACTGGTCAAATTGGTGAAATATATGAAATCCAAAATCTACAAATAGCATTACCATTAGTAGATAAACCATATAAAAGATCTGACAAAAAACTAGAACAATACTGGGAAGTATTTGAACCTAGAAAAGAATTAAAAAAAATCAAAACTATATTTGATTGGAAAGCTTATCCTGAAACATTTAAAGAAAGTTTACATGACTACATTGATAACGAGTTTAAAAGACGTGAAGAAGGTTTCTGGTTTTATAACAAAGGTATTCCTACCTATATTACTGGTACTCACTACATGTATCTCCAATGGTCAAAGATTGATGTTGGGCGAGCAGAGTTTAGAGAAGCAAATAGATTATTCTTCATATTCTGGGAAGCTTGCAAAGCAGATAAAAGATCGTACGGAATGTGTTATCTTAAAAACAGACGATCTGGATTCTCTTTTATGGCATCAGGCGAAACTGTTAACATGGCCACAATATCAAGCGATGCTAGATTCGGTGTGTTGTCAAAATCAGGTGCAGATGCTAAAAAAATGTTCACTGATAAAATCGTACCAATCTCAGTTAACTACCCGTTTTTCTTCAAACCGATTCAAGATGGTATGGACAGGCCGAAAACAGAACTGGCCTACAGAGTTCCAGCGTCGAGATTCACTAGGAAAAAAATGGACAGCAATGAGCAGCTTGAAGAAATTATTGGACTCGATACTACCATTGACTGGAAAAACACGGGAGACAACTCCTATGATGGTGAGAAACTCGCGTTACTCGTACATGATGAGGCGGGTAAATGGGAAAAACCTGAAAATATTCTTAATAACTGGAGAGTAACAAAAACAACATTAAGATTAGGTAGTAGAATTATAGGTAAGTGCATGATGGGGTCAACGAGTAATGCCCTTGACAAAGGTGGTAGAAACTACAAGAAAATATATTATGACTCAGATGTTACCAAAAGAAACCGCAATGGACAGACTAGCTCAGGATTATATTCTTTGTTCATACCTATGGAATGGAACTACGAAGGATACATTGATTCTTATGGATACCCTGTCTTTGAAACTCCAAAATCCAAAGTTGAAGGAATCGATGGTCAAAAGATTGAAATCGGTGTCATTGAACACTGGGAGAATGAAGTAGATGGTCTTAAAGATGACCCAGACGCATTAAATGAACTATATAGACAGTTTCCACGTACTGAAAAACACGCGTTCAGAGATGAAACTAAAAGATCTTTATTTAATTTAACAAAAATTTACGAACAAATAGATTATAACGAAGATTTAAAACACTCAGGGGTTGTAACTCAGGGTAATTTTCAATGGGAAAATGGGATTAAAGATACAAGCGTACAGTTTTTACCTAGTAAACAAGGTAGGTTTTTTGTATCATGGGTTCCAAACAGAAATGAACAAAATAGATATATTATTAAAAACGGTAAAAAATATCCTGCAAATGAACATATGGGTGCTTTTGGTTGTGATAGTTATGATATATCAGGAACAGTAGATGGTAGAGGATCAAAAGGTTCTTTACATGGGTTAACAAAATTTATGATGGATGGTCCACCTAATTTATTCTTTTTAGAATATATAGCAAGACCACAAACTGCTGAAATGTTTTTTGAAGATGTTCTTATGGCATTATATTTTTATGGTATGCCATTATTAGCAGAAAATAATAAACCAAGATTACTTTACTATTTAAAGCGAAGAGGTTATAGAAATTACTCTATGAATCGTCCAGATAAAACAATGTATAAATTATCTATAGCTGAAAAAGAAATAGGTGGGATACCTAATTCAAGTGAAGATGTAAAACAAGCACATGCTGCAGCAATTGAATCTTATATTGAAAGTTTTGTAGGTTACAACAACGAACAATATGGATCAATGTATTTTCAAAGAACATTAGAAGATTGGGCTGCATTTGACATAAACAATAGAACTAAACATGATGCTGCAATAAGCTCTGGTTTAGCTATTATGGCTTGCAACAAAAATAAATATAGACCAGTAGCTGAAGTTATTAAAGAAAAAGTAAATTTAAATTTTTCAAGATATGACAACAAAGGCACTAAATCAAAAATAATAATAAATGATTAATACAAGTACTAATAGTTCGTTTCCAAGTCAGGTGGTACCTGTTGCGGAAAAGCTTAGTTGGGAGTATGGCTTACAAGTAGGACAAGCCATTGAATATGAATGGTTTAGAGGTGGTAGAATTAACAGTGGTAAATGGCACACTGGTTATCAAAACTTTAACAGATTAAGATTATATGCTCGTGGTGAACAATCTGTACAAAAATATAAAGATGAGTTATCAATTAATGGTGACTTAAGCTATTTAAATTTAGACTGGAAGCCAGTACCTATTATACCTAAGTTTGTAGATATAGTAGTAAATGGTATATCATCTAAAGATTATGATGTAAAAGCTTTTGCTCAAGATCCGTTTTCAACAAAACAGAGAACTAACTATGCAAACTCTATTATGCGAGACATGATGAGTAAACCATTGTTAGATAGCATAAAACAAAATTTAGGAGTTGATATATATAGCTCACTTGATCCAGCTAACTTACCTCAAAACAAAGAAGAGTTAGAAGTTCATATGCAATTAAATTACAAACAATCAGTTGAAATAGCTGAAGAAGAAGTAATTAATAATGTATTAGATTTTAATAAATATGAATTAACTAAGAAAAGATTAGTTGAGGATATAGTTACTATAGGTATAGGAGCTGTAAAAACTAGCTTTAATAAATCTGAAGGTGTTGTTATAGATTATGTAAACCCTGCTAATATGGTTTGGTCATATACTAATGATCCAAATTTTCAAGATATATATTATGTAGGTGAAATAAAATCAATAACTCTTGCTGAGTTAAAAAAGGAATTTCCTGATTTAACTAATGAAGATTTAAAAATGATTCAAAAATATCCTGGTAGAGAGGGGTATCAAAGAGGACCTTATAATAATGATTTAGTGCAAGTTATGTATTTTGAATATAAAACTTATATAGATCAAGTATTTAAATTAAAGCATACAGAGCAAGGATTAGAAAAAGCATTAGAAAAACCTGACTTTTTTAACCCACCACCAAGTGATAATTTTGATAGAGTTTCAAGATCAATTGAAGTATTATTTAGTGGTGCTAAAGTTTTAGGTGTACAACAAATGCTACGATGGGAAATGGCAACTAACATGACAAGACCTAAAAGTGATTTAACTAAGGTTAATATGAATTATAACCTTGTAGCTCCTCATATGTATCAAGGTAGAATTGATTCATTAGTAAATCGTATTACAGGATTTGCTGATATGATTCAATTAACATCTTTAAAATTACAACAAGTAATTGCTAGAATGGTGCCAGATGGTGTATTTGTAGATGTAGATGGTTTAGCAGAAGTTGATTTAGGTAATGGAACTAATTATAATCCACAGGAAGCTTTAAACATGTATTTCCAAACTGGTAGTATAGTTGGTAGAAGTTTAACACAAGATGGTGATCCTAACAGAGGTAAAGTGCCAATACAAGAATTACAAACATCTAGTGCTAACGGTAAAATATCTTCTTTAATTAATACTTATCAGTATTATTTACAAATGATTAGGGATGTAACCGGACTTAACGAGGCAAGAGATGGTAGTATGCCAGATAAAGACTCTTTAGTTGGTTTACAAAAAATGGCTGCAAATGCTTCTAATACAGCAACTAAGCATATTTTAAATGCAATGATGTATCTTACAGTTAGAACATGTGAAAATATTTCATTAAGAGTCTCTGATATGTTAGATTTTCAATTAACAAGTGATTCATTAAAAGCAAGTATAGGTAAGTTTAATGTTGCTACATTACAAGAAATAGATAATTTACATTTATATGATTTTGGTGTGTTTTTAGATTTAGAACCTGAAGAAGAAGAAAAAGCACAACTTGAACAGAATATTCAAATGGCTTTACAGCAAAATCAAATATACCTTGAAGATGCTATTGATGTTAGAGAAATTAAAAATTTAACATTAGCTAACCAAGTTTTAAAATATAAAAGAGTTAAAAAACAACAAGCTGATCAACAAGCTCAAATGGCTAATATACAAGCTCAAACTCAATCTAATTCTGAAGCTGCAGAAAAAGCAGCTATGGCGGATGTTCAAAAAGCGCAAGCTTTAAACGAAACAAATGTGCAATTTGAAAGAGCTAAATCAGATTTTGAAATACAAAGAATGCAAACCGCAGCTCAAATTGAACAAGAACAAATGGCTCAACAATTTGAATATGATATGAAACTTAAAGAAGCTGAACTTGGTAATCAAAAAGCAAAAGAAAAAGAAATTGAAGATCGTAAAGATAATAGAACAAAACTTCAAGCAACTCAACAGTCTAAAATGATAGACCAAAGAAAAAATAATTCATTACCAATCGATTTTGAAGATGATAGTGGGTTAAATTTAGAACAATTTATGTAGATAAATTATCATTAATTATTATTATATTATATTATGTCAGAAACAAAAGAAAAAGCTGGAAAGCTTAAGGTTAAAAGACCTAAAAAGCTAGTACAAAAAGATGAACCTATAAAAATAGATTTATCTAAAAAAGAAGAAACAATAGAACAACAAGATGCCATTCAAGTCGGAGAAACAAAAGAATTACCTGATGATAAACCATCCGGAGATATACCGAAGGTGGAAATTAAAGGAGGAGAATCCGATCAAGAGTCCGCTCCCGTTGTTGAAACTCAAGAAGAAGAAAAACCACCGATAATAGAAGAAATAATCGAAGAACCTGAAAAGGAAGAAGAGATTGTTGAAATCGGTGAAAAAATGGAATTACAAGATCAACCTGAAGGGGTTGTATCACAAGACGTTCCAAAAGAAGATATTCCTACGTTACCTGAAAATATTGTTAAAGTTGTAGACTTTATGAATGAAACAGGTGGAACACTAGAAGATTATGTAAGATTAAATCATGATTATTCAAACGTAGATAATGATACTTTATTAAAAGAGTATTATAAGCAAACGAAATCGCATTTAGACCCAGAAGAAATTAATTTTTTAATTGAAGATAATTTTTCATGGGACGAAGATGTAGATGAGCCGCGAGATGTGCGTAAAGCAAAGCTCGCATATAAAGAAGAGGTTGCAAAAGCTAAACAGCATTTAGAAGGTTTAAAAAGTAAATATTACGAGGAAATTAAATTAAGACCTGGTGTTACTCAAGAACAGAAAAAAGCTGTAGATTTTTTCAATCGCTACAATGAAGATCAACAAGTAGCACAACAACAACACGAGACATTTAAGTCTAATACTAAAGATTATTTTGGTCCTGAATTCAAAGGTTTTGATTTTTCGGTAGGAGAAAAAAAGTTTAGATATGGAATAAAAAATGTTAATGAAGTTGCTGATACCCAGTCAAATATTACCAACACCATTAAGAAGTTCTTAGATAAAGAAGGTAATGTAGATGATGTTAAAGGTTATCACAAGGCTATTTATGCTGCTGAACATGCTGACACTATAGCTAGTCATTTTTATGAACAAGGTAAAGCAGATGCAATAAAAGATTTAAGTGCTAAATCTAAAAATATAAATACAGAAACTAGATCAAGTGATCCGGGTAGTGTATTTGTAGGAGGTTTAAAAGTTAAATCAATTAGTGGTGCTGATTCTTCAAAACTTAAAATTAAAACAAGAAAATTTAACTAAAAACTTTAAATTATTATGGGATCAATTTCTCCTGTATTTGGGTCGATCGTACCTTCTCAAGTACAACAAACGTTACAAAGTAACTATTTAGCTTTCAATGGTGGAGCTAATGACTTTGCTCAACAGTATCTCCCTGAGATATATGAGCAAGAAGTCGAAAGATATGGAAACAGAACATTAGGTGGTTTCCTTAGAATGGTTGGCGCTGAAATGCCAATGACATCTGATCAGGTTATCTGGTCTGAGCAAAACAGATTACACGTTTCTTACACGGGTGTAACTGGACCTGGGGCTGGTGCAGCTATATTTAACGTACCAACAAATGCTGATACTATTCAAAACGCTATTTTTATTAACGATACTATCGTTGTTATGAATCCTGATTCAGGTGTAGTATTAAAAGGTATTGTTGGTTTAGTTGCTGGTGGTGCTGGTAATACAACTAATGTAACTTGTTATCCTTTTACTGCTGCTAACTGGGACGGATTGTTTACAGGTGGTGGTGCTGCTACGAACCTTAAAATATTTGTTTATGGTTCTTTATATGCAAAAGGATCATCTCCAAGTACAAACGCAAACGGTGGAAACAAATCTATCGAACCTCAGTTTACTCAATATGCTAATCAACCAATTATTATCAGAGATAGATATGCTATCAACGGTTCTGATATGGCTCAAATCGGTTGGGTAGAAGTTGCTACTGAAGATGGTACATCAGGATACTTATGGTATCTAAAAGCTGAGTCTGAAACAAGACTAAGATTTGATGACTATTTAGAAATGGCAATGGTTGAAAGTGAATTAGCTTCTGGTGCTGGTGGTGTAAGCTTTGCTGCTCAAAGTGCTAATGTAAATAGCTTTAGTGCTGCTGGTGGAAACGCTGTAGCTCATGGCTCTCAAGGTTTATTTGCTGCTATCTCTGCAAGAGGTAATGTATTTAGCGGATTTGCTGGAGCAACTGGTATTTCTGACTTTGACTCAGTGCTTAAAAACCTTGATACTCAAGGTGCTATAGAAGAAAACATGCTTTTCTTAAATAGAGACATGGATTTAGAATTTGACGACATGCTAGGACAAATTTCTGCAGGTGGTCTAGGTGGTGTTGCTTATGGTTTATTTGAAAACTCTGAGGACATGGCTTTAAATCTAGGTTT